TGGATACATTAAGATTGATAATGAAATCATGGCATACTCTGCAATTTCTCAGGATGGTACATCACTAACTATCCCTCAGGGTGGTCGTGCACAAGGTGGAACTACAAGGGTTGCTCACACAGACCTAAATCAACCAGTTCTGTGCTACAACCTAGACGGTATTCCACTCACCGAAATCAACAAGACTCATACATCGATGCTTGATACAACTCTAGATACCTACGAGTTGGAAACATCTTCTATTGCAAGCAACGGTATTCTCAATGGTGGAGATAAAGCATACGCAACTCAAAACATTCAGTATGAGTTGATTATGCCAACAATTCACAACATTGTTCTCGGTGATACCACAATCACTCCCCGTTTGTCAGGTGTTACATCAACATCAATCGGTAGCAGCATCTCCGATCAACCATCGTTCCTTGCTGATGGTTCGTATAGAGAAGTTGTTCTGAATGACAACAACTATCTGACGAAACCATACATGATTATGTCCAAGGTGAATGAGGACGCAAAGATTAGTGGTTCAAAATCACTAAGAATGGAATTGACCCTAACTACACAGAATGAAAATATTTCACCTGTTGTAGATACACAAAGATGTAGTGTTATCACCTCCACCAATAGAATTAATAATCTATTGATTGCAAATAGTTCAGAAACTTCTATTGATGATGATAGCAATGATGCTGTCTGGGTATCCAAACTTCAAACTTTGGCACAACCTGCCAACGGTCTGAAAGTTCTGATCTCTGCTCAGAGACTAGTTGGCAGTGATTTCAGAGTTCTATATAAAGCAGTTCCTCCTGGTGCTGATCCTAACCTATTTGGTTGGGTTCATTTCAACGGAACTGGTGCTCCTGATGTTGATCCTGGATACTCAACTCCAATTGTTACTGATGGAGATATTCTTGAGAAAGATTTCAAAGAATATGAATACAACGTTGATGATTTGAACTTCCTACAGTATGCAATCAAAATCGTCATGGTTTCACCAAACCAAGCACAAGTTCCAATCTTTACTGATCTAAGAGTTATTGCTGTTACATAATGTCTGAAGAATATCAATTTAAAAATACGCCAGACAAACTGAAGGTAAAAAACTCACAGAGTCTATACCGAGATAGTAAGTCTAATGGCATCATAAATACTGACGAACAAGCCTATAAGAATTACCTTAAATCTAAACAGATTAATAGGAGTAAGGACGATAGGGTGAAATCACTAGAAGATGACGTGAATTCGTTGAAAGGTGATTTGAATGATATTAAATTATTGCTACAGGAGCTTGTAAAAAATGGTACAAACTAATGGTGAAATGATTGCTGCGTTTCGTGAGAGACTGCAAGCACTGACTGATGAAAATACTAAACTCACTCAAAAGATTCGTGAGAATGAAGTAGTTGGTCTCAAACTACAAGGTGCTATTGAGGCACTTGAATATATCGAATCTCAAACTTCAGAATCTGAAGAACCTGCGGAAGAAACCCCCGAATAAGAATAAAAATCGATGGCTAATAGAATTCAACTACGAAGAGGTAACACCTCTGAATGGACTAATGCTAATCCTATTCTGGCACAAGGTGAAGTCGGTATTGACCTTGACCAGAACAGGGTCAAGATCGGGGATGGTTCGACTCCCTGGAATAGTTTGGCATATGAACGTCCTGATGATCAGTCATCGAATATTCCAAACACTCTAGTCAAAAGGGACCAGAGTGGTAACTTCTCTGCTAACGCAATTACTGCGGCACTGGTTGGTAACGCAAGTACCGCATCTCAGTTAGCAAACGCACGACAGGTTTCATTGACTGGTGACGTTAACGGATCTAACTCATTCGATGGTTCTCAAAACGTCACCATCACAACAACTCTGGCAACTCAGGCAAATGTTTCTGCTGGTACATACACCAAACTCACTGTTAATGAGAGAGGTCTAGTTACTGCAGTACAAAACCCAACAACTCTTGCTGGATACAATATCACAGATGGTCAGTTAGAGAACAACTTCCTGACTGCACTATCTGGACTACATGCATCGAGTCTAAACGGTTATGTCGTCAAAACGAATAACACCACAGGTGGTTCTGTTGTTCGTGAAATTATCGGTACTGCTGGTAGGATTCAGCAAATTGGTGACTCAACTGGTATCACAGGCAACACAATCTTTGACCTGATTCCCACAGGTGTTGCTGCAGCATATGGAACCACATCTACACTATATTTTGATGCAGGTCTAACACAGCAGTCTAAGATTTTTAATGCTCCTGATCAGGAGTCAAATACCACAACCAACACTGGTCTAAGAATGACCGTTGATGTTTGGGGTAGAATTACAGAAATTACAGAGTTCCCTATCGTCACTGCATATCAGGGAACTATTGCTGCAGCATTCAATAATGCTACAACATATCTAAGATATGCCAAGGTAACCTCTGGCGGTCGTTTATACGAAGCAGGTTACGGTGGTGTTGCATCTGGGGGTGGAGCACCCTCTCACACGGACGGAACTAATACAGGGGGATGGTGGGACCTAGGAGTTGCCGAAACCCCCGTCAAGGGTCTTGCATCGTTCTCTCAGGAGGACTTTGATGTTGATAGCAATGGACATGTTAGCATTGCACTCAAAGGAGTTGACAATACCCAACTACAGAATCCAATTTTCTCGTTTGCTGATGGCAATACTAAAGAAGATTTCCAACTAGATGCTGAGCAAACTGCGGGCACAGGTTACAGAGGTTTCAACTATCTGAACTATGTGAAGGTCAATGACACTTCAGGCAATCCTCTAGTTGTTGCTGATAATGCAGCAAACGGTGGTACTGGTGGTCTAGACATCAATGTTCAGACTGACATTAGTGATAGCATTTTCTTAGACGGTGTTGGATCACAATTCATCTCCAGAACTCAAGATACGTTGGTTGTTGAGGTCAACACCAATGATGCAAATCCAGCAGTTCTACAAATCAATTCACTGAATGCAGGTGCTGGTGCAGCATATCTCGGAATTGAAGCAGGTGATAATATCACTCTAGGTGTTCAGGCAGCAGGTACTGCAGGTGGTTCAACAGATGGTAAAGTTGTCATTGAAGGGTTTAGAGCATATGACAACTACCTAGCAACTCTGGACGGTACATTAAACATCGATCCTGGTGATAGTGGTGATAATACTGGTCTAGTTAGAATCTGGGGTAATCTTCAGGTTGATGGTGTTACAACCACAGTGAATTCAACAGTTATGACTGTTGATGATCCAATCATTACTCTTGGTGGTGATACAGCACCTATTTTAGACGATAATAAAGATCGTGGTGTTGAATTCCGTTATTATAGTGGCAGTGCTAAAGTTGGTTTCTTCGGTTGGGATGATTCTGCTCAGAAGTATCGTTTCCTGAATGATGCAACCAACATCTCGGAAGTTTTCACAGGTACAGACTCTGGCATTCTTGCGGGTAATCTAACACTAAGTAGCAACATCCCCTCCTCATCTTCTACCACTGGTTCACTGGTTGTTACTGGTGGTGTTGGTGTTTCTGAGGATATTTACGTTGCTCAAAACCTCAACGTCACTGGCACTGGTCAGTTTGGTGGGCAGGTTGATGTGTTTGACACCCTGAACGTCAGAGGAACTAACGAAGCATTCCAAGTTCAGACTGGTGCTGGTGCAAACATCTTTACTGTTGATACAGACAATGGTAACACAGTTATTGAAGGTACTCTTACTGTCAACAGTGCAACCACATTTACTGATGATGTAACAGTCAACATTGCTAACAAACTGTTTAGAATTCAGAATGGCAGTGGTGTTACACAGTTCCAAGTTGACACAGATAACGGCAATACAAGCATTCAGGGTTTCATCGACGTTGAAGGTAATATCTTCCAACAGGCAGCACCTGGAACAGGTAGCAACTCCATCTTCTCAGACACATCATTCTATTCAGATGTTATTCTGGTAAACAACGGTGGCACTCACTCCTTCCAGATTAAGGATGGTGCTAACAATAATAAGTTTAGTGTTATCGGTGCATCAGGTAACACAGACATTCAAGGCACTCTAGATGTAAATGGTGCAACGACAATCACCAATACCCTGAGTGTTAGCAATAACTTCATCGTCAACACCAATAAGTTTACTGTTGTATCAGTCTCTGGTGATACTGCAATCGCAGGTACACTGGCAGTTACAGGAAATACAACTCTGACTGGTGACCTGACTGGTAATGCTGCTCTACTGATTCAAGGCAATGCAAACTTGAACGGTTCATCTACAACAATTGGTAACTCTAACACTGACACTCTGACAGTCCCTGGTCAGGTCAGATTCACAAGCACTGATGGGCAGTTTCTAGGTAACACATATTCTGCTAATGGTGCAGTTAGAATTACTGGTGGTGTTGCAATCGATGAGAACCTAGCAGTTCAGAATGATCTGTATGTTTATGGTGACTTAAACATCACTGGTGATCAGGTTATCAATGGTACTACCACGTACAATGCACGTATTGATATTACCAACACTGCTCAAGCAGATTCTCTTGGTGATAGCAACGTTGCATTCCAAGTTGATGGTGGTGGTATCGTCAGAAGAAAATTCTGGGTTGGTGATGACTTCTATGTCTATGATGACAACAATAATAGAAACGCATTCTACGTTGACAACAGCAGCGGCAATACAGATATCTATGGCAACCTAAATATCCGTTCAGGTAACTTTACTGTTGCTGCAGCATCAGGTAATGTGATCACTGCTGGCACCTTGACGGTTGCTGGTGAAACCACAATCAATGATTCACTATTCATCGATGCAGCAAATGAAGTCTTCAGAATCCGTAACGGTTCTGACAGCACTGACAGATTCTCAGTTGATACTGACAATGGTAACACTCATGTTGATGGCACCCTGAATGTTGATGGTGCAGTCACCATGGGTAACACCCTGTCATTGTCCAACAACTTTGTTATCAACTCTAACAGATTTACTGTTGCAGCAGCAACTGGTGCTACATCAATTCTGGGTACACTGAATGTCAGCAACAATACTGACATTACAGGAACTCTTGAAGTTGATGGTGCTACAACAATCAACAATACTCTAACTTTGGTTGGTGGTTCATCCAACTTGACAGTTGGTGGTAACGCAGTCATCAGTGGTAATCTGACAGTCAATGGTACGACCACGACTATTTCGTCTACGGTCATCAGCGTTGATGACAAGAACATTGAACTCGGATCTGTTGCTTCTCCCACAGATGTGACGGCCGATGGTGGTGGTTTGACATTGAAGGGATCGACTGACAAGACCTTCAATTGGGTCAATTCCACAGATTCCTGGACATCATCTGAGCACATTGATATTGATGTTTCCAAGTCACTGAAGCATGGAACTTCAGTTATTCTATCACCAACAAAACAACTCACAAATATTACAGACGTTACAGCAACTGGTGATATCAACTTTGGTGGTGGCAAATTTACAGTTGCTGGTGGCACTGGCAACACAGTTATTGCTGGTACACTGAATGTTACTGGATCACTAACTCTAACTGGATTGTCTGCAACCACTGGTACATTTAGTGGTGCGGTTTCTTCTGGTGGTAACTTCTCGGTTGGTGGAACTAACTGCGTCATCCAATCGGCAAGTGGCAATATTACAACCCTAGGTTCACTGACTGTTCAGGGTGCAGGTACTTTTAATAGCAGTATTGCAATCACTGGCAATATTACTGCATCTGGTGATGTTGCAGTCAACGGTGCAGACATTACAACCACAACAACTGGTGCATTCAATCTAATTAATGGTAATGCTACCACAATCAATATGGGTGGTGCAGCATCAGTGATTAATCTGGGTGCTGCAAACTCCACGGTCAAGTGTACAGATGACCTGACAGTTCAGAGCAATCTACAGGTTCTTGGCACATCAGACTTCAGTGATATCACTTCAGTTGGAACTGTTCTTTCAGTCAATCCTGGCGTTTCAAGATCTGTTCAGATTGGTACTGCTGGATCGAGTGCAACCCTCACTCTCTATGGCAATGCAACCTTCGGCACCAACTCAGCAAGCACTCTAACAACACTGGGTACTATTCAGGTTGGTGCAGATCTGACAGTCGGAACAACAATCAACGCAACTGGGATCATCACTGGACCTAGATTTGTATCTACGGTTACTACTGGAACTGCACCACTAACAGTTGCATCAACAACTGTAGTTACCAATCTGAACGCAGATCTACTAGATGGTCAGCAAGGTTCCTTCTACCAAAATGCAGGTAACCTAAATGCGGGCACAATTCCAGATGCAAGATTGTCCAACACTGGTGTTTCTGCTGCAACTCATGGTTCGGCAACTCAAGTTGCTCAGTTCACAGTTGATACTAAGGGTCGCATCACATCTGCTGCAAACGTTGCTATTGCAATTCCACAATCTGCAGTCACTAATCTTACTACAGATCTTGCTTCCAAGCAAGCAACTCTAGTATCTTCATCATATTCAAGTGCAACCATCAATTTCAACCCAGTTCAAACAGACGCAACTATTGCTGCAAATCATTCAGTGAACTCGGTGTTGGTGTTTGTTGATGGTGTACTGCAAATTCCAACAACTGATTACACAATTAGTGGAACAACTCTAACCTTCACTACTGCTCCTGGAGCATCAACAGTTCATGTCCGTTACCTACCAGTAAGCTGATAAATGGCACAACCTAATTCAAAACAAACTCTCATCGATTTCTGTAAGAGAAGACTTGGTGCACCAGTGTTGGAAATCAACGTGGCAGCTGAGCAATTGGATGACGCTATTGATTACACTCTAGAGAAGTTCAGAACCTTCAATTATGATGGCATCGAGAAATGCTATCTGAAGCACAAGTGGACTGCTGCTGATGTTACCAGATTTAAGGGTGATGAAGCATCAACCACAGAAACTCAAGGTTCGGTGACAAGTGAATGGACACAACAAACAAACTATCTCGTTGTTCCTGAAGAGGTTCTCTCAGTCTCAAATGTCTGGTCAACTACAGACAAGGGAACGGGAAATATTTTTGATATTCGTTACCAAATCAGATTAAATGATCTGTACGATTTCACATCCACCCAATTCTTCCATTACTTCATTATCCAACAACATCTTGCAAACATTGATTTCTTACTGGAGCACTTCAAACCAATCAGATATTCACATGTTTCAGATCGTCTATACATTGATCTGAGTGCAACTGAAGATGTGATTGAAGATGAATGGACAATTATTGAGTGCTACAGATATCTAGATCCAGCAACTTACACAAGGATCTATAATAACATGTGGGTCAAAGATTATGCAACTGCTTTGATTAAAAAATACTGGGGTCAGAATCTAACTAAGTTTAGTGGGGTTCAACTTCCTGGTGGAGTAACCCTCAATGGTGAAAAAATTTATGATGATGCAGTTACTGAACTAGAGAGACTAGAAGAAGTTCTGCGTGACACCTACGAAATACCACCTCTAGACGCAGTGGGATGATATGGCAACTAATAGTTACTTCACACAGGGAACAACAGGAGAGCAAGATCTTGTTCAAGATTTGATCGATGAGCAGATCAAAATTTTTGGCAAAGACGTTAAGTATATGCCAAGAACTTTGGTGAATAAAGATGAGTTATTCAAAGAAGATACAATGTCATCATTCGACAGTGCTCACACTATTGAAGCATATGTTGCTAATGTTGAAGGTTTTACTGGTGATGGTGACATGTTCACCAAATTTGGTGTCAGAATTTCAGATCAGGCGACCTTTATTGTTTCTAGAAGAAGATTTACTCAGGCAGTAGATGACAACACAACATTAATTGTTGAGGGTCGTCCCAATGAAGGTGATTTGATTTATTTTCCTTTGGCAGGAAAAGTTTTTGAAATCAAATATGTTGAGCACGAGAGTCCATTCTATCAACTAAACAAACAATATGTCTGGGAACTTCGTTGCGAAATGTTTGAATACAGTGATGAAGATTTCAACACTGGTGATACCGACATTGATGTTATTGAGACGAATTTTGCTAACTCAATTGCACTCACTCTTGCTGCTGGCGGTTCTGGTGATTTTACTGTTGGAGAATCGGTATTTACTCAACTCTATTACCCAACAGCAGGCAGCACTCTTTCAGGAATTTCAGTCAATTCAGTTACAGTTACAGATGGTGGTTACGGATATACCAGTGCTCCAACAGTGACATTCTCTGCTCCAAGCACAGTTACTGGTGTTGCGGCAAGTGAAACATTGTGTAATCAATTTGGGTCGAATGTTGGCACTATTGGAACTGGATATACAAACAATAATGTTGTTACTACAACAGCAATTACTGGAACTGGTTCTGGTTTGCAAGTGCGTATTTACACATTTACTGGTGGGGTAGTCTACAGTGCGTTTATACAATCCAATAGTCCTGGATATGGATATAATATTAATGATATCTTGAGACTTAATGGTGGAAATAATGATGCATATATAAAAATTACATCCATTACTACATCTGCAGGTATTCAGGCAACAGGAACTGCAATTATTTCCAATAGTGGAATTGTGACTGGTGTAAATATCACCAATGCTGGACTTGGGTATTACACAGCACCCACTGTCACCTTTGGCAGAAGTCCTAAGGAAAAAGTTGCTGAGGTTAAGTCGTGGGATAATTCTACCAGAAAACTCACGATAATCAATCGCAGTGGAGACTTCACTGGAACCATTGACGGTGAAACTTCTCAGGCAGAGTGGACCGTGGAGCAATACTCCACCATTGATGATACAAACAGTCAGTATGATCAGAATAAATATATTGAAACAACTGCTGATGGATTCTTAGATTTCACTGAGGTCAATCCATTCGGTGAGATCGGAAACCAGGGGAGTAGTCTGTAATGCTTGGAACATATTCATATCACGAAATTCTAAGAAAAACTGTTGTTGGGTTTGGAACTTTGTTCAACAACATTGAGATCCGTCGCACTTCTGGTGGTAGAACCGAAGTCATGAAAGTGCCTCTGGCATACGGACCACAACAAAAGTTTCTGGCGCGTCTAGATCAAGTTGGTGATTTGACATCGAAGGATGCTGCACAAATTACCCTCCCTCGCATGTCGTTTGAGATCAATACCATTTCATACGATAATTCAAGAAAGGTTGCACCAACGCAAGCAATTCGTGTAGCAGGTTCTACTAGAGGATCTGTGAAAAAAGTGTTCATGCCCGTTCCATATAACGTGGGATTTGAACTGGCAATCATTGCCAAGAATCAGGATGATAGTCTACAAATTATTGAACAGATTCTACCATTCTTCCAACCACAGTTTAACATTACAATCAATCTAGTCTCATCCATTGGTGAGAAAAGAGATGTTCCCGTAATCTTGAATAGCATCAGTTATAGTGATGATTACGAAGGAAACTTTGAAAGTAGAAGAGCATTGATCTACACTCTAAGTTTCACTGCAAAAACTTATCTATTCGGTCCTGTTCAGGAAACTGGTGCTGGAACCAAACTTATCACTGCTGTTACTACTGACATGTATGATAGGGTTGATACCGTCACCGCACCTAGAAAGGTTCGTTATCAGGTTACACCAGAATCTCTAGTTGACAGAGATGGTGCAGTCGTCACTACTTTGAGTGCATCCATCGATGACAATGATGGAATCTTTGAAGTTGCTGATGCCACAGGTATTGCCATCTACGACGAGATTCAAATTGGAAACGAGGTGATGCATGTTTCCAAGAAGAGTGGCAACAAACTCACTGTTGTTCGTGGATTCAATCAAACCACACCGACAGCACACCTAGGCAGTGCAAATGTTCTAAAACTAGATGCTGCTGATCATGTCCTAGTACAGTCTGATGACGACTTTGGATTTGGTGAATTGTTTAGTGAATTTTCGGACATGAAGAAGTACGATCCCGATACTGGTCAAGATGTTGATCTATGAAACCACTAATTCTAATTTCATGTTTTTTGCCCCTAGTAGTAATCTACATAGTAATGAAATTATCTGTATGGATTGCTGCAGTAAATTCTGAGAAGGAGTATGTCAAATCTGAATCAATCAAACCCCATGGACCCTATTTGGACAACCCGTATGGAGATGTTGATGAAGAGGACGAGGAATATGGAAGTAAAACAGACTATCGATGAAGCATTGTGGGAGTATTACTTCAACAAGGGAATGGAAGTTCCCAAGTGGAGAATGCAAAAAGATCCGCAATGGTGGATTGATTATTTGAAAGAACTTGGAATTGATCAGTAATGGAACACTTGTTAGGAAAAGCACTTCTTATAGTTGCAATACCGTTTGTCATCACTACAATCTACTTCGGATCTAAAAAAGGTACTTACTATGAATCCGAACATTATAAGGGAAATGGATGCGCCCACTAAGAGAAGATTTCATTTTGCATCATCATCATTTTCACGAGTGTATGGTGTGGACAAAGTTACGAGAGAGATGATTGATTTCTGCCATCGATGGGCGATGCTCACAGAAACTGCTCCACTAGATAGTTTAAATAGTGTAGATAGATATTTTAAGGATCTCTGGAATCATGAAAAACTTTGATGGGTTGGAAGATGTTTTTGAAGTGGAGAAGGATATGGACACCTTAGCCAAATTTGTTGATGAGGCATCTACCGAAGTCATCGAACCAAAAAAGCAAGATGAACGATCTGCAACAAAAGAACAGATCAGACAAGATTATGAAATGTCTCGTGCTCAGCTGCACAGTCTAGTAATGAAAGGTCAAGAAGCAATTGACGGCATTCTAGAACTTGCACATGAATCAGAACAACCACGTGCATACGAAGTTGCTGGTCAACTTATCAAGCATGTTGGTGATGTGACAGATAAGTTAATGGATCTGCAAAAGAAGTTGTTGGAGGTCGAAGAACCTAAAAGCAAGGGTCCATCGAATGTTACCAATGCATTGTTTGTTGGAAGCACTGCTGATCTACAGAAATTGCTCAAACAACAAACCAAGATAAATAAAGAGGAAACAAAGTAATAGAGAAATGGCATTAAACGTTCTTGACACAACATCAATTACTGCTGCAGGATCTGCATACATCGTCGTCAAGACGGGGATCATCAGAGTGACTGCTGCTTCTGCTACTACGTTACAAATTGATGGTGGTCCTGCAATTCAGATTCCTAGCATTTCTGCTGGTGCGACAGAACTTTACATCGGTCACCCTAAAAAAGCAAGACTCACCAATGCAACTGATTCAGCTACTATGGTAGTGACTGTTGCTCATGGTGGTACTCCTGCTCATACTTTCTCAGTTGATGACTACGTTGCAACTGTTAATGGTGGTGATACTAATTTTGCTGCTGCTTTTGTAAGTGCTGCTGCCACTGGTAAAAAAGTTACAGCAGTTTCAAACACTACAATTACTACTGATATTGATTCTTCTGCCGCAGCTGCAGATTATGCAATTACCAATAATGACTATGCTGCTGGCAACGTTCCCGAAATTCAACGTTGTGTAAAACTCACCGCAGGTTCGGCTGCAGATGTTATCGTTGAGCAAGTTCAAGTATTTGCTTAAGTAAGGCTCTAATAATCTTTGAACCCTCTACAAAGGTTATTGTACACAGATTTGATCTTCATGTCAAGTTAGGTCACAAATTACACACATAAAGAAATGAAAGATATCTCCGAAAGAAAACTCTCATCCAGTGAAATGGATGAAAAAGAAAAGAATGTGAAGGGTATGAAAAAATCCTTTGCCTCTTTCCGTAAGAGGTATGGTGATCGTGCTAAGGAAGTGATGTATGCCACTGCTACTAAGATGGCAAAGGAAGAGGTTGAACTTGAAGAGGGGATGACTCTTAAAGATTTCAAAGCAAATCGTAGGAAGATCAAGCGTAAAGAAGCTTCTACTGATGCTAAGAAGAGAGGTCATGTAGGTAAAGAATGGTACAATAGTGGCCAAACATATTCTCCTGATGAAGCAAAGAGGGGTCGTGCAAATATGCAGGATCACGAAAGAAGCACAAGACACCGTAGTGCGGTAGACCCTGAGGCTGAGGATGATAATTACTCAGCAGATAAGACTAAAAATCCTAAGAAACTTCGTAAGCAAAAGGCAATGGGTGAGCAAACTCTACATGAAGATGAGTATCGTAAAATGATGGCTCAGGAACGTAGAGCAGAGAAGAAGCATGAGCGAGAATGGAGAAAATCTGGTAAAGTAGGTGAGAAGAAAACAGGACCAAAGTTGAGCACAACTAAGCATTCAGAAAAGAAGGGTTCGGATTATGCAGAAAAAGAAATGCATAGTGTTCGTGCTCATGATAGAGTGACCAAGAAAGCAAAACATACAGTAGGTAACCCATTCCCAGAATCATATGCACTTAAACCATTTAAGAGCTTCCTCGACGAGGGTGCTGCATGGACTCGCAAAGAGGGTCAAAACTCTGCTGGGGGTCTCAACGAAAAGGGACGCAAATCTTACGAGAGAGAAAATCCTGGATCTGACCTTAAAGCACCAAGCAAGAAGGTTGGAAATTCCCGTAGGGCATCCTTCTGCGCTAGAATGAAGGGTATGCGTAAGAGGCAGAAAGCTGAGAACAATACAGGCAATGATCGTCTCTCAAAATCACTCAAAGCATGGAATTGCTGATATGAAATCTTATAAACAGTTTCTGTCCGAGTCTATCAACATCTCGGGAGACTTCAACGGTAATATATACATGGGTCAGGAACCCGAGGCAGTGGAAGAAAAGTACACTGCTGATATGGAGTGGAATGGTGAACTCTATCGTATCGAAATGGCATACGATGGTTCTATCCCAGAGAGAAATCAACTGACTGAAATGATTCAGTTTGAGTATCCTGGTGCTATCATTCAAAACGTTTATCCCCCTTCTGGTCCAAGAAAAGTTTTGGGTGCAAAAAAGGTTCCCCACAACAGTGAATGGACATAAATTATGGCAATCTGGAATAAGAAAGAGCAAGATTTTCTCAATCAGGAAAGATCCCTGTTTGAGACGATCAATATTGCTGACCATTGGGGTGAGCAAACTGATTGGAGACCACAGTTTACTGGTAAGAATAGATTTAAGGTATCTCCATATCAGACAGTATTCTTTAACACATTCCAGTATGGTTTAGAGACTGATGTTTGGTCAACTGGCATCACTGGCACTGCTTCTGCTGTCCATAATCCAAATGCTTCCAATGTCACGATGTCTGTTGGCAGCACTGCTGGTGACAAAGTAATCAGACAGACCAGGGCTGTGATGAGATACATTCCTGGCAGAGCATCACTGATATCTTTTGCTATTCGTTTGGAGACTCCAGTAGCAGGAGTTCGCAGAAGATTTGGTATATTTGACGAGAACAATGGTGCTTACTTTGAGGATGATGGTGACACCTATTCTTGTGTTATTCGCAGTAAAGCATCTGGTAGTGTAGTAGAAACAAGAGTTACCAGAGATAACTGGAATGGTGATAAGTTAGATGGTAATGGTCCTAGTCAGATTACTGCTAGTCCCACTGCCATTCAGATGATTAACATTGAGTATGAATGGTATGGTGCTGGACAAGTAGTTTTCAGTTATACTATTGACGGTGAAACTCACGTCATTCATAAGTTTAATATTGCAAACCACCAAGATGGTGTTTGGTGCTCCACTCCATTCCTTCCAATCAGATGCGAGTTAGAGAATGTAACTGGTGCTGCTGGAACTCATTACATCTATCAAGGTTCTAACTCTCTCACCCAAGAAGGTGAACCAGAGAAACTCGGTACACTGGTTAGTTATTCCAACCCCATCACTGGCACTACACTGACAGCAGCAAATACATTCTACCCTGTTTTGAGTTTGCGTCTCAAACCAACTGCTCTGGCAGGTATCGTGTTGCCAAGGTCTCTACAGGTAGCAACAAACGACAACACGAATGTATTCTGGAGACTGGTTGAGAATCCGACTCTTACTGGTGGAACTTGGATAGACCATCCAAACCCAGATGCGATTACTCAGGTGAATACTACTGCGACTGATGCTACTGGTGGTGTAACTATTCTCTCAGGTTTTACTGTTGGTGGTGGTGCTAGTCTGATTAATCTCGATGAGAAAGCATCATTGCAGATTGGTAGAAGTGGACTTGGAACTGTGAGTGATATCTACACTCTAGAGTGTGCCTCTCCCAACACTAACAAAGCAGCACTGGCAGTTCTTAACTGGTTGGAGCAAAGATAAACTTCATATATCTACAAACCGTAACATACGGTAACTTGATTTTTGGGTAAATAGTATTATAATTGCTGTATCAACGTGATACTCGTATGGTCTCATTCTATTTGACTCTTGCTATTCTAGTTTTGATGATTGCATATGCAGGCGTCGATAATACGATGAAACTGTTTGCATACATGGACTTGGAGTTGCGTTGGCAATGGATTTTGTTCAGAGCATTCTTTATTAGAAGAAAACTTGAGAAAGAACTGAACATACCAAGAACAAGTATTATCAAGCACTATCAAACCTATGGCAAACGATAAAGAAATGTCCGACCTAACTGTCACTAGGGCGGAATGTCCAAAGTGTGGTGCGGTTTGGATAAACGGTCAGCATTACTGGTCTGGAACTGGAAAAAAAGGTAATGAATTGGACCTTGCAGGTCTAGTTTGTAATAGACTAGGTAATCACCAGTGCATCAATCCCAAAAACGGAATGGATGGGGGTGATACCTGGGCAAAACGCTTAGAAGACCTCGACTCTACAACTATCGATGAATCAGAAATTTGATTTTAAAAAATGGGGACAAGATATAGAACCCCCAGAAAGACTTACTGAAGAAAAAGTACAGGAGATGATTGATGATGCCATACGAAAGCATAATCGTAATGCTGCGATTATCAGTATGTGTGTTGGTTGGGTTGTTTTGTCTCTTTTTGCTGAAGGTCTCCTTCGACTCATTGGAGTAATACCACCACTATTACCATGGCTCAACATTACCCTGAAATAATAGGTATAGTGTTGCTGCTGATATTTGCAGCAACCATGTTTTATCACGGTACCATGATAATGCGACAGCATCATGGGTATTCTCAACGCTATATAAAGCGGGACATAGAAAACATGCGCCGTAGAGTTGAGGAATTACTCAAGAATGATGAAGATTAAAATCTTATGAGAAAATATATCGTTACAGTAAACGGTATTAGACATGTGGTCTATTCCACAGCATCTGAATGGTTTGTATTAACATCCGTCATCTCACACATAGAAGACAAAAAAACATGGAGCATTTATTGGGACGGGCGCTAATAATTATAGCGGTGCCCTTTGTTTTAACTACACTTTACTTTGGATCTAGAAAGGGTGGATACTATGACTCCGATATGTACAAGGGAAATGGAACCGCCCACTAAGAGGCGGTATGATTTTGCTATGTCATCCTTTTCTAGAATATATGGAGTCCCTCATGTCACTCAAGACATGGTGGACTTTTCTTTTGAGTGGGCACTTGGGGAAGAGATTGCTCCTTTGGATTGTTTAAACCACGTTGATCGTTACTTTAGAAACTTATGGGACACATTGCATACTGGGCGCTAAATAATCCATATACCCTCGGTCTCATGTGCTTTCTTTTAGTCATGGTGCCGATTTTTGGGATTGCATATGTGCATAGAAAATGAAACTATGGATGCTCGGTAATCGCCTCACAACTGAGGTGTATGAACGTGAAAGATTTATTGAAGAAGCAGATAAATATGGTATCGATTTTAATTTAGTCTTCGCAGACGAAATCGATTTATTGGTTTCCCGAGATGACCGCAAATCTATTCGATATCGTAATGATATTGTTTCTCTCCCAGACTGCTTACTTGCTAGGACTGGGAGCGGTACTGGTTACTTTAACCTATCTGTTCTCAGACAGTTTGAAAGACTGAATGTTTTGACTTTGCCAAACAGTCAGGCAATTGAGCAGTCGAAAGACAAAATGTATGCTAACCAAATTCTGGCTCAGGCAGGACTTCCCATACCCAAAACTATGCTGACTCGGTTTCCATGTAAGTCAGAATTGGTTGAAAAGGTAGTTGGGTTTCCTTGTGTCTTGAAAGTTGTGACAGGATCTCATGGTAAAGGTGTTTACCTCTGTCATACACCAAAGGAATTTGAAGATCTATCGGAATTGGTATCATCACTTGACAGTAAAATGTCGATGATTATTCAAGAATATATCGAGCATTCAAAAGGTAGAGACCTCAGAGTGATAGTGATTGGTGGTCGTGTAGTTGGTGCAATGCAACGTACTGCCACCGATGATTCTTTCAAAGCAAACATTTCTCGCGGAGGAGCAGGGAAACCATACGATGTTGACGACGAAATGGAGATGCTCGCAATTCAAGTGGCGAAGGTACTTGACCTTGATATTGCTGGTGTTGACTTACTATTTCATCCTGACGGATATAGAATTTGCGAAGCAAACTCGTCCCCTGGATTCAAAGGGTTTGAAGCATCGTTAGGAATCAACATTCCACAAAAAGTATTTGACTATGCAAAAATGAGGTCTTGCTGCTGATGCCAGAATTTGTGCCAGGAGTTTTTATCATTTTGGGGTGTGGATTAATCTTCACCCTGTATTGTGTCATATATATTCTACGCCTAGCATATCAGGAGATGCAAGATGTCCAAGAGTCCAAACAAGGGCAAGAAGGGATCTGCCAACAACAAGAAGCAGAATCAGGGCAACGCAACAGCGAAGAAAGCTAAAAACGGAGGAAAGAAAAAGTAATGGGAGCAATGACACCACCCAGCAGAAAGTCTTGCTACAACTTTCGTGTAGTAGAGATTAATAGAGTGCTTGATGGAGATACCATTGATGTCACTATTGATCTTGGATTTGATCTCTACAAAAAAGAAAGAGTTAGAGTTGCTGGAGTAGATACACCAGAAAAACGCACTAAAGACGATGAAGAAAAAGCACTCGGATACGATGCAACGCACTGGCTCGAAGAAAAGTTACAGGGTGCAATCGATGGTGAAGACGATCTTATTATCCGCACTGAGCTCGTTGGGGGTGTGGGTAAGTATGGACGTTTACTCGGGTGGCTCTATATCGGAGACGCAGAATTGTCCCTTAACGAGCAAATGATTACGGAGGGATATGCTTGGGCGTATGATGGTGGCACTAAGCAAAAAGACTTTGAAGAGCTTAAAGAAATTCGTAGACAGCACGGCACATTAGTATGATAAGTACATTATTTGTTTTTGGTTTTACATT